AGAAGAGTGTGCATCATTTCCTTATGGAGATCATGATGATTTGGTGGATAGTACAACACAGGCGGTAATGCGATTTAGACAGGGAGGATTTATTATGCACCCAGAAGACGAAAAAGAAAATTTCATACCTACGCCAGTAAGAGAATATTATTAAGATGGATGTAAATAATTTAACTAATATCTATAACCAGAACCCGACTTTACAAGGTCAGTATACCTTACAACAATATTTAGATATGTTTGGTGGAAGTTCAACAACTCCTCCAGCAACTCCTCCAGCAACTCCTCCAGCAACTCCTCCAGCAACTCCTCCTAATCAAGGAATTATTGGAGCAGATATAAATCAATATCAAGGCGGTGGCGGAGGCGGTGGCGGAATTCCTAGTTCTACAATGGGTTTAACTCAAGATTTTATGACTGCTACTCAAGCAAGACAAAACAGATTAACTAATCCAAATAAAGTTCAATCTTTTATAAATGATTTTACTGGAACAGGACAAGCAGATATTGGTGAAATGATTAGAACAGGTCAAGTAGATACAAGATTGACTTCAGGTTTACCTTTAGGAATATCAGGAATGGTAGCAAAAGCACTACCAGATAAATATTATGATATGTCTTTGGGAGATCAAGTGTTTACTCAATCACAAATGGGCTATGATGGTCCAACAGTTTTTGGTGACAATAATCTCGGCAATAAAGATCCATTTGGTTTAAATGTTAGATCTGCATTCGGTAATTATGCAGAAGCAGTTGGAAAAGACTTTAGTAAATTATCAAGTCATTTAGGAGGCAAAACATTAGAAAAGGATGGTGGAATATGGAATGAAGAAAAAGGAATGTTTGTTGGTCCTAATGCAGCCTATCTTAATCAAATGAACAAAATGAATATAACAAGATGGAATTTTAGAAAAAAGCAACTTAATGTTAAAAATAAATTAGATGCACAAATTAAAGAAGCGGAAAAGAAAAGACAAAAAGATATTCAAGAAGCAGCTACAAAAAGAACATACAGTTTATCGGATTTACAAGACCCCTCTCCCAATGACCAAGGTCAATCTTATGCTGCTGCTAGAGCTAGAACTGCTAGTCGTGTAGGCTCTGATGGTAAGATGAAAGCTTATGGTTTAAGAGAAGGCGGAAGAGTAAAAAGTTATTTCGACGGCGGGTTAGTTAGTCTACGGAGACGCTAGTGTCTGAAACTTTATTTACAGATATCATAAACAACTTAGGTAAGTCAAAAGTTAAAGTTACCGGATCAGGTAGTAAAACTGGTAAACAACAAATTGTCGGCGCACCGGAAGGCATTACTTCCGATAAAGAAACAATTAACCTACAAGGTAGTGCAGAGATTCCTATTACAAACAATGTAGATTTTTTACTAGATGGAACATACGATAAATTTAGAGACAACATAGAATACAAAGACAATCAAATTTTTTTAGAAGACGCACCAAGCAACATCAATAGAAAAGTTGGAATAGGTATTAACAAAGATGGCGAAGGTTTCGGTGGTTATGCTAAATATGACATTGACAATAAAAAGCCAGAGTTTTTTTTAGGATATAAAAAAACATTCGCGGGCGGCGGTCTAGCAGAAGAGTACTACGGTAAAGATAAGCTAGATTGGATGAAAAATTATTCCGATCAAATGACGTTTGAAGAATACCTAAGATATAAACGAGCTGGTTCATTCGCGGACGGCGGATCGACTAACGGTTCCGGCGATGCAGCATTCAGTGCAAAAGTAAAAGAATTAATGGATGATGGCTATGACTTCGGTGAAGCTGTTAGAGAAGCGATGAGACAGGGATATAAAAACGGCGATAAAGTAGAATCAAAAATAGGCAAAGGTGTTATTTATAAAACTTTTAAGGATAAAAATGCCCTTAAACTACAAAACTGGATTAAAGAAAATCCTGACTTTGATTATAATAAATATAATTCTCTTGAAATAGCCGAACAAGCTGGAATTAAAAAAGGTGATATTTCTACTTCTCTGGCTAATAGAGTATTAACAAGTGCAGGTAAAGAACCTCTTCGTGTTGCTCAAGCAAAAGCAAAAAATCAATTATATAATTCTAAAGAGTTTAAAAATTACTTAAAATCAAAAAATGTAACTTTTAAATCTTTTTTAAAACTGAAGCCTGCTCAAAGAGATAAATTATATTTATATCCTTATCAAAGACAAACAGCTCTTCTCAATCAATTACCTGATAAAGGAAAAAATTATATTAACTCATCTCAACTAGCCGAGATATTAAAACCATATGGAATAAATTATGGTTCTTTTTCTTCCGAAAATAAAGCTAAACAAACTTTACTAGCTAAAAAAATAAATGAAGTATTAAATTCTAAAACAGTTAAACCAACTGGTGAAGGAACTTTTGGAAAACAAAAAGCTAAAATAAGCGGAGAAAAAAGTTTTACTTATTATAAAAAACCCACTAAATCTCAATTACAAGAAATAGCGAAATTTAAAGATTCTCCTAATCTTAGAACTAATACTGTTGAAGCCATGAAAGTATTAGATAAAAAATTAAAAACAGATTTTAAAAATAAAAAGTTTCCTAGTTTAGAAAAAACTCAAGCTATTTTAAAAAATGCGGGGTTAGAACATTCGCCGGCCCAAGCAGCGCGAGCAATGAGCCAATTGGCTAGAGCCTATGGGGGAACACAATTTCAAAATACATTAGGGGAGATTAAAATAAATAAACCTGTGGGTAATTGGATTCAAAAAACTTTTGGAACTTATGATCTTTTACATCCATGGAGACAAGGAATTTATAATGCTGCTTTTGATGATATTAAAAGTGCCGTAGGGGATAAAGCTGGGGATTTAAAGAAATTTAAAAATCAATTTGATAACTACTTAAGAAAAACTTATCCAGGGGTTCGAACTTTTGATATTAATGAAGTTTTTAGTGTAACAGCATCAGCAAAAAATAAATCTTACCCTTATGCTTATTTTGTGGATCTTATAGATTCTAATTTAAATCAAATAGATTTAGCTTCTTTTCACGGACAAATGTCGTTAGCTGAAGAACGAGTATCAAACAAAATAAAACAATATAGAAGAACAGGTAATATAAAGTTTTTTAATGAAGCAATCGCAATTGCAACAAAATTTAATAATCAAACCCGAAAAAGTTTTCTTAATACTATTAATAAAAATTATCCTGGTAATAGTGTTAATTTAACCGAACTTAAAGTTGGACCGGCCAATCAAGTATTAAAAAGTAAAAATTTTGCTGGTAACTATTATAAAAAAAGTAAATTAAATAAATGGAAAAACTTGGGAATTGATATTGATGCACACTCAGGCAGATCAGGTTATATAAAAACGGGAGCTTCAAAAAGAGGTACAGTTCCTATTAAAGAATTATTTACTAAGAAATCAAATTTTCAAAAAGTAGATAAAAGAAAAGTAAATGCTTTAATAAAAAGCGTTGGGCCTGAAATAAAGATAATTAAAGAACATGCGGCCTCTAAAGGAGTTAAATTAAACAGCTTTGCAGGTTTTATGGATTTTGCAGACTCAGGAATAGAATTACCACCGGCTGTAAGACAAGCTGCCAGCAGAGTTCTAGAAGTAGGTGGAAAATTTTTAAGAGGATTTGGTAAAGCTGCAGTTGTTTTAGATCCTATGTTTGCTGCTTATGATTTTTCAAGTGCAACCGGTAAAGGAGCTAGTGGAAAAGATGCTGGTATATATGCAGGTCAAAGATTTTTTGAAGGTCTTGCTAATTTACCTGATCTTGCTGCTAGTGGTATAAAATATGGATCTGATTTTTTACAAGGTAAAAGAGGAGATAATTTAAAATTTGAACAAGGAACTTTGTATAAGCCTTACGATTTTGCGCAAAGAAATCTAGAAGAAAAATTAGAAGCGATGCCTAAATCACAAAAGTTAAGAAATATTGCTAATAGAGATTTTGATGTGGGCATAGGAGCCGCTATGCGTATGGTAGATGAAATGGACATACCCGCATCTAGAGATGAAATAGAAAAAGAAAGACAAAAATATCTAAAAAGTCAAATGGGTCCATATTATAAATATGGAATTGAGACATTACCAAGAAAGGTTGCTAAACCTAATAAGTATGATATAGATACGTAAAGGTGTACAATAATTAACAGGAAAGAGATATGGCAAAAATAGAAGACGCATTACCCAACGAAATAGTTAAAGACGAAATTTTTCAAGAAAAAGAAGTTCTTCTTCCAAATAATGAAGAAGTAACAACTACTGAAGATGTCAATGTTACTATGGATGAAGACGGTGGAGCAGAAGTAAATTTTGACCCTAACGCTCCAGGAAGAATGCAAACCAATGAACATTTTTCAAACTTAGCAGAAGTTATGGACGATCAGTACCTAGCAGAACTTGGTACAAATCTTTTTGACAAATATACAGAATACAAAGAATCTAGAGGTGACTGGGAAGACACTTACAGAGAAGGTTTAAATCTTTTAGGATTTAAATACGAAAGACGAACAGAACCTTTCAGAGGTGCATCAGGTGTTAATCACCCTGTACTTGCTGAAGCGGTTACACAATTTCAAGCGCAAGCTTACAAAGAATTATTACCAGCTGATGGTCCCGTACGTGCACAAATTTTAGGTGACGTTACAAATCAAAAACAAGATCAAGCTCACAGAGTAAAAGATTTTATGAATTATCAAATCATGGATCAAATGCCAGAGTATGAACCTGAATTTGATCAAATGCTTTTCTATTTGCCCCTGTCCGGTTCTACCTTTAAGAAAGTTTATTATGACGACCTTTTAGGTAGAGCTGTTTCTAAATTTGTGCAAGCAGATGATTTAATTGTTCCTTATTCTGCAAACTCATTAGAAGATGCAGAAGCAATCGTTCATGTTTTAAGAATGTCAGAAAATGAAATTAGAAAACAACAAGTTTCTGGTTTTTATAAAGACATAGAATTAGGTCAACCACCTGTTGTAGAAAATCAAGTTAAAGATGCAGAGAGAAGATTAGAAGGAATTTCTAAAGATGGAAATCAACAAGATCAATTTGTAATTTTAGAAATGCATGTTGATTTAGATTTAGAAGGTTTTGAAGACATGGGTCAAGATGGTGAGCCAACTGGAATTAAACTTCCTTACATTGTAACTATTTTAGAATCTACTAATGAAATTTTATCTATTAGAAGAAATTACACACCGGATGATCCAACTAAAGAAAAAATAAAATACTTTGTACAATATAAATTTTTACCAGGTACAGGTTTTTATGGTTTTGGTTTAATCCACATGATTGGTGGTTTAACTAGAACAGCAACTTCTGCATTAAGACAATTATTAGATGCAGGAACTTTAGCTAACTTACCTGCTGGTTTTAAAACTAGAGGAATTAGAATTAGAGATGATGCACAACCATTACAACCTGGTGAATTTAGAGATGTAGATGCACCTGGTGGAAACATCAAAGATCAATTTATGCAATTACCATTTAAAGGACCAGATCAAACTTTACTTCAATTAATGGGAGTAGTTGTTCAAGCTGGCCAAAGATTTGCAAGTATTGCAGACGCACAAGTTGGAGATATGAATCAACAAGCCGCGGTCGGTACTACAGTTGCATTATTAGAAAGAGGATCAAGAGTAATGTCAGCGATCCACAAAAGATTATACGTTGGTCTTAAAACAGAATTTAAATTATTAGCAGAAGTATTTAAAACTTACTTACCACCAGAATATCCTTATGATGTTCCTGGTGCTACTAGACAAGTTAAAGTTGCAGACTTTGATGACAAAGTAGATATACTTCCTGTTGCTGATCCAAATATATTTTCACAAACACAAAGAATTTCTATGGCGCAAATGGAATTACAATTAGCGCAATCGAATCCTCAGATACATGATCTATACCAAGCGTATAGATCTATGTATGAAGCGGTTGGAGTTAAAAACATCAATGCTATATTACCTCCACCACAACAACCTCAACCCATTGACCCTGCACTTGAAGAAATTGCAGCAATGGGTATGAAACCTTTTCAAGCGTTTCCAGGTCAAGATCATAAAGCACACATTGATTCTCATTTAAACTTTATGCAATCTAACATGGTACAAAATTCACCTGCTATTATGGGTGCATTACAAAAAAATATATTGGAACGAATTAGTTTAATGGCCCAAGAACAAATTCAATTAGAGTTCCAAGAAGAATTAGCACAAGCACAACAAATGCAACAGATGTTACAACAACAACCACAAAATCAACAACTGATTCAACAAGTTACTCAGCTAACAAATACTATCAATGCAAGAAAAGCTGTCTTAATTGCTGAAATGGTTAAAGATTATATGGCTGAAGAAGAAAAAATTGTTAACGAATTGGGTAGTGATCCTCTAATTAAACTAAAATCTAGAGAATTAGACCTAAAAGCAAAAGCGGATGAAGCTAAAAAAGACTATGATCAAGGCAGAATTAGTTTAGACACTATGAAAGCTATACAAAATCAAGCTCAATTCGAAGATAAACAAGAACAAAACGAAGAATTAGCTGAATTAAGAGCTGATACTTCGCTAACTAAACAAATTATGTCTGCAGACGCTGCTTTGGAGAGACAACAAATGGCTGACCGAAGTAAGAGACACGATTTTGGTAGAAACTTTAAGAAAAATTAAGTATATTAACAATTAAGGAGAAAACTATGGATAAAGATTGGCAAAAAGGCGCAATGATGGTCAAAGAACCTAAAGTTACAAAAGAATTAGGTGTTGGCAAAGACGGATACCAAACAGGTGGCGTTAACATTTCTAAAGATGTGCCTAACATAACAGAATCTCAGACAGTTACTGTAAAAGGAACTAGAAGAATGAGAGCTGATAAAAAACCAGTTAAAGCTACTTGGTACTAACATGTGGTTATCGGCAATTAAATTAGCCGTATCTGCTGGAAGTAAAATTTATGCTAACAAGCAGAGGGCAAAAGTTGCAATGTCTGATGCACAGCTATTGCATGCAGAACGACAAGCGCGAGGTGAGGAAGCTTACCAGGGAAAACTCTTAGAAGCACGTCAAACAGATTATAAGGACGAGGTAATTTTAGCGATTCTCACGTTGCCCATTTTGGTGCTTGCATATGGGGTTTGGTCGGAGGATCCGGCTGCTATGGACAAGATAAAGATCTTTTTCGAGCATTTCCAGTCACTGCCGACATGGTTCACTAATTTGTGGATTTTGGTCGTGGCGAGCGTTTTTGGGATAAAGGGAACTCAGATCTTCAGGAATGGAAAAAAATAGACTTGTCTATTAGGATAAGTTATAGTAAAGTTAAGTAGGAGAAAATATTATGAGACAAAACGGAGTAAGATCAAATGTAAGATTTCCATACGGAAAAGGCGGATCTTCTAAAAAGAAAAAACAAGGTTACAAAGATAGAAAAGATGAATCTATCGCCATGAGAATTAAAAAGAAAAGAACTCCTGCACAGTTAAAAGCTAGCAGAGATGAATCTTATGGAAGATTTGGTTCTAAAGCTAAAAAAAGCGGAAAGATAAACAGGTAGTATAATGGCTAACACAAGCAGAATGAATAGACTTGAAGAACTTGGAAGAGTAGATGCAGAAAAAGCATATACTGGAAAAGGCAAAAGAAATCTTAGAGATGAAAAGAAAAGAATCGTAAGAGAGCTTAGAGCTTTCGGTGGCCCAGTTGGTAAAAAGAAACAAGGTTACAAAGCAAGAGAGGATGAATCTCTAGGCATGAGAACTGGAAAAGAATCCAGTAAGAAACAATCTATGAAAGATCGTAGAGATGAGTCTTATGGAAAATTTGGAAAACGTCCAAATCAAAGAATTAATAAAGCTGACGGCGGTTCTACAACTAGTAAATGGATTACTAAAAAGAAAAAAGAATCTCCAAAATGGATTACTAAAAAGAAAAAAGAATCTCCAAAATATATTACTAAAAGATCTAGAGCAGACGTTAAAGACAAAGCAAGACAACGAAGTGCTAGAGGATATAGAGATGGTGGTTCAGTAATGAGTAGAGGTCAAGGTAAAGTTATGAGAGACAGACCTACTTTCATGATTTCTATGAAAGACTAAATGCCACAATATTTTAATTCTACATCTGCAAACCCTAAATCTACAAAAGTTCG